CTTTTGAGTATAAAGACACCAAGGTTTCTTACATTGTAGGAAACCCTATGGGCTTTTATACTTCTTGAGCTTTGACAACATTATCTCATCATTGGGTTCTTTATGAAGCTGCTCGTAGGAAAGGATTACTCCAATCCTACTTAAAGCTTTATAAATTACTTGGTGATGATATTGTTATATCAGACGTTAATCTAGCATTGGAATATCAGTTGATTTTAACCGAAATTGGTGTCGAAATCTCTTCTAGTAAAACTCATATAAGCAGTTGCTTTGTTGAATTTGCTAAAAGGTTCTTCATCAAGGAAGGTGAAATTTCTCCTGTGTCTAACAAAGGTATACGTGAACACTCTAAGAACTTTAGTGCTCTTATTGAATTCATGTATATTTCTGTTAGCCGAGGTGTGAAATTCTCGGTTCCGATACTAGATAGCGCTCTTTCCTATTATTTTATATCTTATACAGTTAGGTCGAAAGACAAACCTCGTATTAGAGATAGGATGATGGAAGCTCAATTGCTTTACAAGGTAAGGTCTGGGATGGTGAATCCAGTCTCTTTGATTAATAATCAATTAGAAAGGTTTCGTTTTCCTTTACTTTCCTGTAATATGAGAGAGGTTGCGGAAGCAATCCTTTCAAATGTTACTGTTCAGCTTTTTGAGAAGAGTGCAGCTAAATTCGTTGGAGACAAACAAGACAGGCTTTTTAAAGCCATATTGTTGTTTTCTTCGTTCCCCAGCATCCGCCATATGGGTAGATCTCATCCTCTTCTAAAAGATGTTCCTTTAGTTGAAGAAAAAGATTTAACTCATGTGGTTTATGCTCATCCGTATAGTTTTATTATAGGTCACTTTGTTGAAGAGGCCTATACTAGATCTATGCAGAAAGCTTTCACCATTGATACGACTGGAGGAGGGTTTTGAGGCCCAAATCTAAAAGTATTAATTGGTGCAGATAGTAATTCTATCCTAAAAGATAGGCATTACGTTCTGACAAGCAGGGTTTCAAGAATGTTCATGGATACTCTTAATGAATCTATCGAGACATTAAGAATCTATCCTTAGATGATCATAGTTGCCTAGTATGTATTAGAATAGTGACCTTACCAAAGTTACTTCCGGTAGGTGGAGTACTCAAATACAA